AAGTTGATTAACTACACCAAGCGTCTGCCTTGCATTGTTTCCAGCATTTTGCAGTTCTTTATAAGTATCGATAATGCCTTCGCCAAACTTGCTTTGGGTAGGAACATTGACATCAAGTTTCGTTGCACCAGATCTTTTTAATTCGATTGTTCCCTTTAGAATTGCATTCCTTTGTTCTTGAGTTGGAGGCACTTTTGCAGAACCATACAATGATTTAGCAACAGTGGCCGCATCTCCGGTATAAGTTTCTCCTGCTGCGTCCGCTATCTTGAACGAGGCTGTTGGATTATTTACATCGTAAGCAAAAGTCCCTGCATCAGTGGTAAATGTTTTGTACTCAGCGGGCTTTGCCCTTGCTGCAACCTCGCGACCAGTTGATTCTTCAACAAGAGCTTCGCCAGCACCTAACTTAACTGTTTTTGGCGTTGTGAACGATTGAATTTGTTGCCCAAGCGGTATCGCAACAGATGGAGATACACCAACAGCAGCAGCCCTCTGCAAGAATTGCTGCGGATTAAACTGCGCCGGCCCCGTAGCAACAGAAGGTGTTCTCATCTCCATGCGCTCAAGGTCTGTAAATTCTCGCTGAGGAGCAACCATCGAGCCTTCGATCAACCCAGGCAACGCTTGTTCAGCTCTTTGCTTCTTAGCCATTTCGCTAAGTTGCAAGCCCATCATCTTGTCTTGCACCGCTTGCTGCACCGCACCACGGTAGGCTTGCTGCCCTGCTTGTAAACCTTGGGCCACAAGTTCGCCTGTAGACCTACGAGCTGGGCTTCTTCCTGATCCTGCAAGTAAGGTAAGACCTAGGTTTAGCAACCCTTGGTCTTGCGCTTGCTGCCTTAGTTTTTCCTGTTCATCTGCACCCAATAAACCTCCCATATAGGAAGGCATCTGACCAAATACGCCACCAAGGAAGTTACTAGTTGACACTGTTATCTCCCAAGCAAACCTGCTAGGCCGCCTAACGCTGCGCCAGCAACCGGCCCTAACGGTGTAACCGCTGCGCCTAATTTAGACCCAACAAGAGCGCCACCAAGTGCGCCAGCAAGCGGGTTAGAGTAAGTTGGCTGAATGGTCTGCTGACCCATAGGTGCGCCATATGCAGAACTCAAGAAACTCTGTAAGTTCGAGTAAGGCTGTTGTTGTTGGTAGTTGAACTTCTGGATTGCGTCTGCAAGCGCCGCTTGTTGGTACTGCTCTGCTGTCTGACCAACTTGTGCGAGTTGTGCAATATCTGTGTAGTCCTGCGCCGCCATGCCTGGAGCAGCACCAATCGCTGCCTGTTGTCTTGCTCGTTCTTGCTCGTACAAGTTAGCACCTAAACCAAGCGCAGACATCTGTCTTGCTCGCTCATCTCCGTAGTTCTGATAAGCAAGTTGTCCTGCCTGACTAGTTAGCGCATTTGCTAACGCACCTTGTGCCCTTGCTTCTTGGCTCATAAGGGCTTCGTTCGTTCCGTAACGTCCAGCAGCAGAAGCCCTAGACCGCATTTGGTTGATAGCGTCCTGATAAGACTGAGAAGCCTGCGCGAACCCAGGCTGTAGTGCTTGAGTTAGATAAGGATTAGGCCCAAGGAAACTTCCGCTTAACGTGTTTTGTAAGACAGGGTTGAATTGGCCTTGTAAGGTTGCTGCTTGACCTCCACCGATCTGGCTTGCTAACTGTTGTTGCGCCAAAGGAACAAGTGGGTTTCCTTGCATAGCCCTTGTCTGCATAGCAGAGAGCGCAGCCTGCGTCTGTTGGGATGGGCCAACGTAGGTTTGGCCTGTATAGGCTTGTGGGCCTCCAGTAGCGTAGAGACGTTGAGCCTCGGATAGACCATATTGGACATAAGGGGCTTGAGACGGGTCTAATTCCGTCCTCGTCACCGTGTTTGTTGAGCCACCAGACATATCAAACCTCTCTTACCCACTTACGGGGCCGAAAACCTAACGCCTTAGCTTTGCGATCCCAGCCTTTACGCCACGAATCAAAGCTGATAGTCCTTGCGCCACCTTCTCTCGCAAGAACGAGAACATGATCCATGCCTGCATCAAAATCTCCCTTGCCATAAGCGCACCAAATATGCAAATTATCGCCGATAGGCTGAAGAACAACAAACCCGCAAGGATAACTGTCCTCAAAGTACATCCAAAGAAGTGATCGTCCCGCAAAACAGTCTGCGTAAATGTCCTCCGGTATCCACTGCTCCGGACTTTTCTTGAGAATGACTTCCAGTCCTGCCCTAACGAACGGCCAAATCTTCCTAAGTTCTTCGGGCTTGATGTATCTTGCATTCATCCCACCACCACATACCCGTAGGTCATGTTTGATGTCGAGTTTGGGTAATGCGTAATCGTTGCGCTGCCATTCGTCACGTTAGAAACGTAAATAAGAGGGCCGTCTGATATGTGCTGCATAGTCAGAATGACTGAAGGCGTAGCCGGTCTTGTCGGGCTTGACTGTGGCCCTATGTATTCAAGCCTAACCTGAGTGCTTGTTGTTGCCCAGACAAGTTCAACGTAGTCATTAGCCGCAAGATCAACAAAAAAGTTCAGCGCCGCGATCAAATGTCCTTCTGTGCCACCGTGAGAATTAGGAATCGAGAACTGCGAATTAGAGTTCGCTAGATCTGTACCGTTTTTTCTTAACCACAGATCAGCGTCATGGATCTGCGTATCAGCGTTTGCAAACTGAACGGAAAACTGAAGGTTGTATTTTCCTGCTGCCCTGACATTGATTCGGCTAGAGTTGGAAATATAGACGTTGTTGCTTAAATCAGTGTTTGAAAGCGTAACCGCATACGATGCAGTCGTGCTTGCAGCCGTTTGGTCGTTAACGTCATAAAACGAGCCAAAGGGCAATCCGCTTACATAAGCATTGGCAGAGTAGGGGATAAGAATAATCTTGCTCTCTACCCCTATCCTAGCGTCTGTAATCGTGGTTGTGGTGGCGTTTCCTGTGTTGAGCGTTACCGTTCCGGTGTTATTCGTCTTACCGTCCATGATGCCACGGACAATCTCAGCAACGGCTCGTTGGTCGCCACCAAAAGGAGGTAGCGTCCGGAAGATCATCGCATCCCCTGCGGAATAATAGTTACATCTAAACCTACCGCAGACGACCAGACCCCAGTAGGGATTGCTTTCACTCGATGATAAGTTCCCGCCGAGCGTAACCCGATACGGTTATCGGTGTTGCTGGAGTAAGTCGAGCCCGTAAAGTCTGTTTGTTGGTTCAGCCTTCTGCGAGAGTTCACTTGTACCGAGCAGGAACCACCGTCAATGACAGGCCGAATCAGCGTCATCACTGAAGGCATGTCGTTTAAGGATAGATCTGGGGTAACAATGTTTGCAGTCAGGGCAGACCCAGAGAAAGCCACGATTTTTGTGCCTAGCGTCCCTGTTAATAGATTCGATGTCACCGTATAACCGAATGAGTCTAGGCTTGCAGGAAGCGTATCAATACTTCCGTATGCGTCTAGTTGCTCTAGGGTAAGACCCGATGATGAGGTTGTTGTGATTGCTGTCGAAGATGCAATCGTGTCAACGTTCACCTCAGCGTAAGACCACTTTGATAAGTTGAAGTTGTAGATTAAAAGCGCGGTTGTCTGGTCTACGGTCTTAAAACACCAGATAACAAGGTTCTTAAGCGGGTCTACAGCAGCAGACATGGTGGATAACTGCGATATATCCACCGTGTTAAAGAACCAACGATCAACCTTCTCTACCGAAATAGACTGCACAGTCTGCCCGTTACAGACGTAAAACCCGTCGTCAGACAAAAAGAAGCTCGACCCTGCGTATTGAATGATCGAGTTGGGTTCCATGCACCCTAACCCTCGTGAGATCGTGTCGAACTGGAATACAAGTGGGCTCCCAACGTAAGACATACGGACAACCGCACGATCCATAAAGACAATACCGAACTCACCGCCGGTTATACCCTTGACATGCCCACCGTCTGGGATGTCCTGGTAGTCCGATTGTGTCGCAGCCGATGGTGTCCAGTCAGTCTCGTCACCTAAAGCACACCACTCCACGCGATTAGGGTAGACCGTTGCCCCATTATTAAAGCCAGCGACTACAAAGTCCCTGACCGTCGTTACATACCTAGACTTAGGCGCGGCAGCACCGAGGTCTGCAAAGAGCGTAGACGTGCCCATGAGATAACCCTGAAGCCTGTCTCCTCCGTTGGCCGCAATCACTCGGTTGCCAAACTGGGTAAAGCGCCATTTTTGGTCTGACGGTGTTGTGTAACCACCAGACTTAGAGATGTCAGAAAGACTAAGGTTTGTCTCTAACTTAAATAACTTGGTATCGCCACCAGCAAAAACAGTGACAGCCTCACTAGGCGCAGCAGCGGCAACCACAGAATTAAGCGTCTCAGCAGCGGCATTAGACCACTCAGAAGGCGTAGACAAAGGCCCATAGCCTACTTGCTGAGGAATAACGTTCTTAGCGTCTACAAGCGCACCAGCGACCCCAGGTTGATCTGGTAGCCACTCGCCAAAGTTAACTCTCATCGCTTCGCCACCGTCATGGTTAGCGGCACACCTGAATACTGACTCTCTTCGTCAGACCTTGTTAGCGAGAAGATCGCACGATCATAAAGCGTACCCCAGGTCTGTAGCCTGGGATCGTTCATCAAGTAAGGTTCTGCTTCGCCTAATGACGCATAGAGAAGTGCGTCCGGACAGGTCGTAAGCCAGAGATTTGTCGTGTTGCTTGTAGAAAGAAACGTAGGGGAGGCGTAGTACAGGATCTTGATCGTGTAATCGCTGTCAGGAATTGGGGCAAACTGAATCGTAGACCCAAGGACGGTATAGAAAGCCGGTACACCACTTTGGTTCGTCCTACCGTTCCGAATGAAGATGCTCGGCGTTGAGAACGTAATAGGGAAGTCGGGGTCAGAGTCAACGTACACATCCCTTGCTTGCAGGAAGTCACTAGGGAGGTTAATTGTCGAGACTCCACCGGTCGCCGTAACCGATGTTTGCGTAAGCATTTGCCGCAAGCGTAAATCTCTACGGAGTCGAATCTCTGCGAGTTGGATGAAGTCAGGGATCGCGGAAGTAAGATCATCTCGCGAGAGATAATTAGCTATCGTTGTTTGCAGATCGCTGTAGGTGCTTAGGGCCATATTCGACATCGCTCCACCGGTATTCGTGCGTCCCGATGTGTCCTATTTCGAGGCTCAATTCGTGATCCACGAAAGTTTTTATCCCGTGATCTAAGGCTTTCACGCAAAAATGCACATCTTCGCCAATTAGACCACCCGCCCCCCATACTACATCAAACCAAGGCTGCGGCATAGCGTCAAACACAGACTTATGGGTTAGCACAACCCCAAAACCCACA